CTTAGCCCATCCTTCTTTAGAGTCTGCAACCGAAATAACAGTCTCAGAATCAAACAACTGGTCAGGGACTTCAGGTAATTCATTGACATATTTATGCTCCACAGAAAAGCCTACGCCTGTGCCACAGAGAAGGATATACATGGCCTCATCAAAGGCCTTGGGGTCATCGACAGGCAGGTATGAACAATTGTATCCGGCGGTGTTATCACGATCAAGTGCCTTACCTGCAGTCATAATAGACCGCATTGATGGCATTACTTCTAGATTGATGATTGCGTCTTTGAGTTCTTTGTACAACTCATCAGTCATCTTGTAATTGTGTTTGTCCTGCAGGTGCTTATACATAAACACCATGTAGCGATTCACTGACTCGTGCCAATGCTCACGGCGATTCATATCAGGCAAGAACCGACTGTATCGACTCTTTGCAATAAATTCAGAATAGTTATTCATTTTAGTCATCTAGGTCTATCTCCAGTTCATCAAACTTATCTTCAATCTTATCAGCAAATCTCTCAACCAATTCCTCAGATGAGATATTTAGGACTTCTAATAAAGTTATCTCGTCCAGCTTGCTCATGCGTTCCATAATATCTCTTAGTGTTAGCGACATAGTTTCTTCAGTGCTTCATCTAGCCCTGCCTTCCAGTTAGTGTAAGGTTCATACCAAATAAGTTCCATAGAATCATACCACGGAGTTTTAGCAGACTTAACCGGATAATAAAACCATCCTGCATATCTTTCCTCCCCAATAAGGTTTATAGTTCTTACCCCCAGTGCTCCAGCCAAGTGTGCAACTGCCGTGTCTACAGTCACGATTGCATCTAAGGCCTTTACCTTCTTTGCAGTGTCAAGCCAGCTATCAGAGTCCAGATAGCGAGGCATGAAGTCCTGCTGCATCTGCAATGATACCACAGATCTTTTTTTGCTCAACTTATCGTAGAATTCTTTTGCTAAGTCTATTGGAATCTTCTTAGCGACTGCGTTCCACGATGTATTCTCAGTGTACCAACAAAATCCTATCTTGTCCGTCTTTTCTACATCGCCAACATTGAAGTAACCTTTGCTGCCGTGAACCTTCTTTGGTTTACTTAGGTGTGGAAATGAGTTGTATTGTAGTAGCAATGTTGGTAGCGACATTATCTTTACCTTCATTGCTGGTACATTACACTCCCCATGCATAACATTAGTAAGGCCAAGAGAGCCTAGTAGCGGTGCTATATTCCTAGACACTGACATCGATACAGAGGCTATTGGTAGCTGTTTTAATAGGTCTATAAACCTAGCAAACATGATTGTATCGCCGATGCCTTGCTCTGGCAACAGTACAATATGTCGTCCACCTACGTCCATTCCAGGCCTCCACAGTGGTGCTCGTGACAGTGGAGTCTTTACGCCTAACTCAAATGGTAGTTTCTGTACTTCTCTGCTTTCAAACAGGTTAAATCCTTGCTGCCAGTCCTTACCTTCCTTTAGCAGCGCGAATGCCTGTTGTAGTTGTCGCTCATGGTTTATCATAGTAAGTCTGTTTAATCTTATCGTAATTCTGTAATGCAAACTCTAAATAGTGCAGTGCCTTCTCCAGGTCCTCTTTGCCATTCTTGCGATGGTGCCGCTGTACATACTTGATGACGTTACACAACCATGGGTCTAGTTGCCAGTCTAGGAACACATCCCAAGGCTGAATGCCAGTCTTGTAGTGGTCACCGCCAATCTGCTTTGTTGCGATGTAGTCGCCAAGTGTTTTATGCTGCTGTGACATTAGCGTGTTCCTTTATTGCTTTGGAGGATTTGGACCAGGAACCACAATCCGTACACTGGAATCTTTGGAAAGTTCCGGTGGTGGTGTAGGTAAATCCACGCTTCTGCAGTCTCCCGCTTCCACAGTTGGGACAACCGTGACCGTTGAAGAGGTTATGATTAGGGTGAGACTTAATCCAAGGTAGCAGACGATCATATACTTTCTCCAGCAGCAGAACATCCTGCTTGTTGTACTTCTCCATTACTTTCCACGCAGCAGGGTCTTTATTCATGCACTTGACCCAGAGTTGATAGCCTTCATGTGAAGTCTTCTGACCTAGTCCAAGCCTCTGTGCAATGTGGTCCAGCTTATTGCTTGCAAAACGGAACTCTTTGCGAACTACCTTTAGCAAGTCAATCTGCTTATATGGCGCAGGCGGTGCAAGATGGTGCAGTAGAAACTCTTTGTTCAGCACAGGAATATCAAACCTAGTGCCGTTGTAGTGGCACACAGCATCAGCCTCAGAGATCAGATCGTGTATCCGCTGAAGCATAGCCTTTGGCTGCTTAGTTTTGAACACAGAATCAAACAGAACCTCTTTTGTGCCGTACCACTTAGCAGCCCAACATAGTACATAGGATGACTCCAGCAAATGCTCAGGACTAATGTACTGGTCACGAAGGCCCCAGATGTGTGCAGTGTTGGGGCTTGTTTCGATGTCTAGCATCAGTAGTTTCATATTGAGCACCATCCACAAGTAGATTCATCATCTGGTTGATCAAACAGTGTCCTATTTTCTAATAATGCTCTAACATCTCTTTTTGGATGAATTCTAATAAGTTTTCTTGTATTTCCTTCTTGTAAGAATTTATCTTCTAAGGCAATCAATTTCTTTATATGCTCACGCCCAACTGGGTCGTTTGCTGCTAGTTCCCAATCTGCGTTTCTAGCCAATAAGCAAGGCCAACACCCTACACGGGCAGCGCCTTTACTATACAACTGATTAACTTTGTGGCCACGGCGTTTTAGTTCTGCAAATACTTCATCTTCTGTGTAATTAACGATTGGAAGCGACAACATTACATGACGAAATTTTGTTCCATACTTACCAGATAAATCAGACAATGGAAAAACATCCTCTGGATCAAGTTCACCATATTTTTTAGTTCTTGCTTGACTTTCATTAGAACGCATACCCATCCATATAAGACAAGCCTCTGGACGAAGTAAATCATTTTTTTCAAGCCATTGACCAAAAGGAATTTGTTTTAACATTCCTGTGCAAGACCTAGCAACATTATTGGGAAAATAACCTTGCTTTTCAATTAAGTCAAAGATGTCTGTGTATTTATCAGATTTTGTATATTCAATTTTTATATCGTAAAAACTTTCCATCCAATCTAAATGATCGTAAGTAAGAGGATGGTCATAGCCTGTACTTTGGTGTACGGCACGAATCTTTTCTTTTGGGAAAGTATCCAAGGCAAGTGCTAAACATAGTTGTGAGTCTTTACCGCCACTGACGGGGACTACAATAGTTTGATAGTTCATTCGCTGTCCTCATTCAGAGCATCGAAGTATTCCTGCACATCTTCTTCTGTGTAACGCTTCTCATCGTAGAAACGCTGGAACAGGCATTCGTTGACATCAGCATCGATCTTGACTCTTTCACGCACACCTTCAAAGCCAATGTGCTCTAGGAAGCGACAAAACTGCCACAGGATCGGATGCCAAGGCTGGTCACTGTCAAAGTCATGCCGTGCTTCGATAACCGATTCTGATGGAAACGGACTGTCAAAACTGTCACCATGCTCCTGACCTTCATAAATAAATCTATAAGTTGTCATTGCTTACCTTTCTAAGTAGTTCAAAGAAGTATTCACAGTCTACCACAACCAAGGGCTTATCTCTGTTTTGCTTGATGACGAGCACTGGTTCAAATCCTCTACAGTTGTCCTTCGCTTGTTGATAATGTCCATATACCGAGATACTTGCTCTGGACTTGCATTCCACACTGATTGGTAACTTCCGTCTGGCTGCTGGACTAAGAAGCAAGTCTTCTCCCGACACGCCCATGCTAACTGAACGAACATCATCAGGCTCCAGTCCGAACTTTGCGATTATTAGGTCCCTTACGGACTGCTGCAGTACTCGGCCTTTTGCCTTCGCTGAGGATGGTTTCAATGTTGACTTCCTTTCTTGTTTTGATCCACGACTTCGGTATGTGCATCCTTGCGTTACTGGAGTCCATGCTGACTGTGTTTGCAACGCAGATCGCATCGTCTGCTTCTGACACAATCCAGCCAAGCGTGTAACACTTGTGTATCTCTGTTTTTGTCCCTTCCTGCCACCCTGCATCTGCGACTGCGTCAACCCATTCAATATAGACTACCGGGGCTTTTTCCAAACCTGATTTGGTTTTCTTCGTATCCATAATAGTTGTGCCTGCTCCGTTAAGTAGGTTTCATCGTTATCGTATGCTTTCAAAACTGCATCATACATCTCGTATTCTGTCTTACAGCCTTTTAGAATCTTCTCGGCCTTCTTAGGACCGACACCTTTCAGTCCAGGCACATTGTCAGTCCTGTCGCCGGTGAGCACCTGTGTATAGAAGTTATACAGCGTCTCATCTTCATCAATCCAAAACTTCTCA